TAGACGCTGCGAACGTATCGGCAGGAAGGTGAGAAACGCGGAGATATTTCGCTGTTTTCGATGCTGCGGGCGGAGTAAAATCAATATTCGGATACGAGACTGGAATAGACGGAGAGAAAACCAGCGATGCTAACTGCGCATTGAGCGCGGCTAGAATTGATGCCTCAGCAGCCATTAAACCAGTTTCGTTCCCTGTTTTGCTTTATTCACCAGCGATTGAAATTCCTGAACGGTGACGCCAACCATGCCCGCAGGAGCTTGCTTCGACCACCCAGTCTCAAGACGCCACGCATATGGCAATGAGTTGCTCATCCAGATCATGTCGCCCATCTTCGCTGTAGCCGCTATGTTTGAAATCTTGCCGATGGTCTTTGCGCCAGCGGGGTCAACGCCCTCATTCGTCTGCGAGACAGGCGCGCCGATGGACGGATACCAGTTATTGCGGAATCTTCCGGTATCTACCGGAGAGCGCAGGACTACGCGCGAGAAAAGATCGAGTGTAACCTTGCGGAGTATCTTGTCCCCGTCTTGCTTGGCTTGCTTTAGCCAGTCTCCGATTTCGAGAATAAACTTATTGGTATTGTCAGCCGCCAATGACGGTCTCGATCATCTGCCGCTTAAATATCTCTGTCTGCAAAAGCATCTCGCCAATATCGGAATATGACGTTGCGTAATAGGTCGAACCATCCTCACGCATTCCGATAATCATTACCTGAGCCAGCTTCTCGGGCTTGGCCCCATCGAGAACAGATTCGACGGGAATTTCTGAAAATGTGGCCCCTGTGAATCCTATAAGGTTGTCTGGATGATTAGCGCGATACTCCGCCTCGGCCTCCGGCCCCGCCTTGATCGGATGCTTTGGCAGGAGAATTACTTTGTCATCCATTAGCTGGTAGCCCTCAATTCCCACGTTGCTTTAGCTGGATCTGTACCGATGGAAACAACGGTATAAGTTTTTCCGCGAATGGCGATCTTGTCGTTCTGCTTCGGCTCGGTATTCAATGAGTCAGCCAGCACCAGAATCTTTCGCTCATTCGCCTGAACAAGATTTTGCAGTTTGTAGTAATCGGAGAACTCCTCCGTAATCGCCTTGCAGTTAAAAGTCTGCGTTACAGTCTGTGCCGGCTCGCCCGGTGCTGGTGCGGGGCTATCAATAGCCACCTCGCGAAATATCGTGGCATTCAGAAACAGATTGTTGAATGCCTTGCCGATTGTCTTGGCAAGGGAACCTTCAAGAGGAGAACTCACTTGCCGAGCGGCTTCCCGTTAATGCGCAAGCCATACCGCAGCATGTCGCACGAAATACCCTCAACGATGCCGAGATGAAACCGCTTGGCGTTGTCAGCAGCCCACATAATGGCGGGGGCGATGGGGCGAAACCACCACGCAAAAGTAATTTTCAGCGGGGAAACTTTAATGCTTTTCATTTTCTTCTTGGTTCGCTTATGCGTTGCAACCATTTCACCGCGCTTCATACTAACCCCTCATCACGCGAGCAAAAGCCACACCACTAGTCCGAACATTGCCAAGTAGCCCAGCGAGAATGCCGTCAATAATACTGAATGTAGTCTGGCTAGGCGCGTTCGTCGCATAATCAATCTCTACCGAGCCAGCGGCCATATGCGTAATAGCACCGCCCCGCTCTAAGTCTGGCATCAGCGAATTGGGGCTGGCGGCTTCTCTTAGCGCCGCCTCACATGTCGCGTCTTGAATTTCTACCGGGATTTCATCGGGCATGATTTCAAAGCCCTCCTGATCCCTTACATATGAGCCATCATATAACTCACGCGGCCAAGCTAACGTCTGCGAGCGTCCGCCAGTCTTTTGGCCTGGGAACTTCGCGCCGTACTGCGCATCAATAAACTGCGAGCCACGCACTAGCGCCGCTTCGATAGCCTCATCGGAATAATCTGTAATATCGTTACCGCGAGCGTTGTGATACGCTTTGAACTCGTTCACACTAACATACACATCAATATCAGGCGACGGCATTAGGCCGCGTCCTTATTCTTGCGGGGACGGCCACGCTTCTTGGGAGGCGCAATAATATCCTCGATCTTCTCTATCGAACGATAATCCTTGCCAGCCATGTCCCTATCGGCACGCGCCTGAATCTTGGCTATCTCGGCAGGATCAATTTCATCAATCGGCTCTGGTGCACCTACGCCAAACACATGCTCAATGCGCTGCCGGTCGAAATACGAGACACAATCCATAATCTCGGCTTGATCGCCGTCTTTCGTGCCTTCCCAAACCGTCACATCGCAAACCATCACCTTTTTCTTTTCGCCACGTAATTCCTTGGCTCGTTCTTTCGCCCCGGCTCCATTACGCCCATAGAAAATGATGGTCTGCATTTAGCTTCCTAATATGCTGAAAGAAAAAGGGGCGAGGAAAATCCCCGCCCCTCAAATTTATTAGCGGGAAACAACCGCTACGCCGAGCGTATCCTTGATGCTCGTCGCAGTCTTATCCCAGTTGGTACCCGTCTTGAGAACCGCATCGGTCGGCGAGTGGCTGCCCGAACCCGTATCCCAGGTGTAACCCTTGAGAGCGAGGTTGAACGTCCATTCCGCCTGATAGGTGCGCTCGATGTTCTCCTGGCCGTTGGTCGTTTCGGTGTTCGCGAAAAAGTCGTTGTTGTCTTCAGCGATAATCGCGTTCTCGACCAGACCAAGCGAGACGTAATCATAAACGTCAGGCGAGACAATGTGCTGTGCAAGGCTCGGAGAGTCGGTGATGATGAACACGCGACCAAAGCCATCCTCGCGAATCTGCACCGTGCCGAACTCGAACAAATTGGTCGAGTTGGTCAGTGCCTTATCGCGGATATCGAACAGCGGCTTGGAGTGCATGACCCACGCCTTGATTGCCTGCTCACGGTCGCCAAACTTGGCAGAACCGTAGTTAAGGCCGTTGAGCGTAAGCGTGCCGTTCGACGGCACCGTGTAGGTAACGTCAGTACCAACATTGCGCACCGCAGCCGCAGCCGCACCAATCGCGGAGTTAAGCTCGTCCTGCAACATCGCCTTGGCAAGCTGCTCGCCAATGACAACGCCGGCGACTTCGGGATTCTGCTGAATCCAGGTGAGCTGCTGCGGTTCCCACTTGATCGGGGGAGTGCCACCGGCAACCTTGACGCTGTTGTTCTGCAACATGGCGAGCGCAACCGCGTTCACCGAGCCGGAGCCGTAAGCATTACGCCGACGCACGAGGCCGGAGATATTGGCAAACGACGCCTTCATGGCGTAATCGCCAACGTTACGCTTCGAGGTCAGGGTAATGGTACCCCGCGAAGCGGCATTAAATTTCTGAACTTCCTGGTCTACAGTCTCCGTCACGGTATCGTAAACGAAGTCGTTGAAGACCTTCATATCGGTCAAAGCCATTTAAGTATAAATCCTTGCTATTTATTTTCGCGTTTATGTTTGAGGTACGCGGCCTTATCCTCGTCGGTCTTGGCTTCTGACCAAGACTTAGGAACGCCGCTGTTGTTAAGAGGCTTCCCGCCATCATTTTGTGAGCGCGTCCCGCCGCCCGATTGGCCAGAGCCTTCAAACGCTCGACCGTAGATATTCACATCCGCTTTCATTTCCTTGATGAGATCGGAAATGGTGAGCGGTTCGCCTTTTGCGTTAATGCGAGGATCACCCTTGGCATCAACAATCTGGACGGCGTACTCGCCATCCTGCTCGACCACCCGCGTGAGGCGCTGCACATGCGGCAGGAGCAATTCAGGAACGCCCTTCTCCGCAGCAATCGCGGATACAGCCTGAGAGTTAATCAGGTGTTTTTCGAGCGTGGTTTTCATGGAAGCAACGGACTGATCGCGCTGCTTCAATTCGTTCTGGTGTTTTTCGTTAAGCTGATTTTTCAGCTTGTCCCATTCACCGGCATTCTTGGCCTTGTCTTCTTCGGCCTTCTTGCGGGCCTCAACCAGCTCGGCAATTTCTTCCGCGCTAAGTCCGAGTCCCTCATACTGCTTGGCGCGCTTGGCTGCATCTGCTGCCGCCTTGCGTTCCTTCTGCAAGGCAGACTTAAGACTTGCGGTGTCTTCCGGTTCAGGAAGGCCATCAACGGCCAAACGAAACTTGCCGTCTTTCTCTACATAAAGCGCCTTCTGCGCGTC